GTCTGCTGTGATAGTCCCGTCTGGGGCAGCATCAGTGTTTGCTACGACAGATACTCCAGAAGGAGTCCAGACGGCATTGTCAAAAGCCTCACTCTGAAGAATCAAATTAGTGCGCTGCTCTTCAACCAATTTTTGCCAAGCTGAAATCGAGACCACACGGCCAGCAACGTCACGCGTGAAATTTTTGGACTGACTTGCAAAGCCAGGGCCAATGCGTGTCATTTGTGATAAATCACCATTTGCGTCGTAAGTCATTCCGGTGATCAAATAGTCGCCGCTAGCAATCAGCTGCACGTCTTGCTTGGCCGCAGTCGCTAGGCCAGCAGTCGCCAGCTGAGCGGCGGTGAGCGGCTGAGTCAGACCCGTACTAACCGGCACTGCCGCTGCGCGCATCTGAGCATCGGTCAAGCCTTGGGCCACCATGTTGCTGACCGCCACGTTGCCGCCGACGGCCAGCGTTACGCCCGATGCGTCTACCGGCACGCGGCCCGCGACTAGCGCAGGTGTGCGCCCCAGCAAGGTGGTCCAATTGGTGAGCCCACGCTTGATCAGTGCAAACATCGTGTGAGTGCCGATGTCAGTCGAGGCCACTGCATCAGCTCTGCTTCCCACGGAGCTGTCTAAATTGGACGCACTGAGGTTGCCCGCTGTCTGCAGCGAGGACGTTGCAGCGCCCGCAGGAAGTGGCAAAGCAGCCGCAGAAATAGCAAGCGCGGTTGCCCGAAGCTGGGCGTCCGTGAGTGCCGTTGCTCCGGTCAATTCAAGATTTGCGGCACTGGGTATCGCAGAAAAATCGGTAGCGGTAGTCTGATTGCGCCAGACCGTACTAACGGTAGTTGGCGTAGCGCCAGACACATCAATGACCTGCGTTGCAGTGATCGTGTCACCAATGCTCGCCCCGGTAAACGCTGTCTTGCAGCGGTATGTGCTGACAACTAGCTCGCGGTCAGTGCCAGCGCTGCTGGCACTTCCGATTAACGAGCCGTCTGGATTGACTGCTGCAACCATCAATTTCCCATCGCTCACAGCTCGCAAATAAACAAGCGATGTGTCGTCGCTTTGCAGCGTAGCGAGTAATCTTTCCATATTAATCCTCTTTAGTGGTGTTCAAAATGTCCAGGCCTGAAATGCCAAGCTCACTGGTCTCTGCGTTGGTGTCCAGCACCAAACCGGCTGCGCGCAATTTGTCAAGCTCGGATTTGCGCTCGGCAATGTAGGCGTCAAGCGTGGTGCCTTTTTCTCGCAGCCATTCGCTCAATGTCATGCCACCGCCACGGATGGATTCTTTGGCAGTCATGGTGTCTTTGAGCGGGTCCACTTGCGGCTTGGCGGGCATGGTGTAGGCGTCTGCAGCCTGGTCACCCAGCTGCACCCCGGCCAGCGTGGCTGCTTCGCGGTACCACTTTCGAATGGGCTGCAGCACTTGGGGCACCAGGTGCAGCCATTGCTCTTGCTCAATGAGGGCACGGAATTCGATGAGGCCCATGCGGTTGCTGGCAAAGTTGGCTTGGCTCATATCGCCGGTCAGTTGCGCATAGGTGATGCCACTGCCCACAGCCAGGGCGTGCAGCTCGAATCGAGTAAATTCCCCACCGGCGCCACTCGCTTGTGGCGAGTTAAAAGTGACTTGCTCGCTGTTGCCGATTCGGGCAATGAGGCCGGGGCGCATTTTTTCGACCCCGTTGCTACTGGCCAGGCCGAGCGCTTTGTCGGGCTTGTCGCTGGTGATGATAGCCATCACGCAGGCTTCCATCTTCTTGCGCACGAGCTCGGCGTCGTGCCAATCGGCCAGGTCGCGGTAGCGCATGAGGCTGACGGCCAGCTCGCTGACACCACGCACTGCGCTGGGCCGGTCACGGCGAAAGTAGTGAATGATCTCGCTGGCGGGCACGCGCCTGCTCACCAGGCTGCCAGACCGCCAGCCGGTCATCTCACCGGGATGCTCTGGGAATATCCAGTAGGCCACGCAGGTGCCGAGCAGGTCGTACTCTTTGCCCAAAATGCAGTAGTTGCCGTTGGCTTGTGGGCCGATTTTGCTTTCGTCCAAGTGGTCGGCTTCAAGCACTTGTATCTGCAGGGGCACAGCGTAGCCGTCTGAGGCTTTGCGCCACCGGCGACGGATGAGGACTTCACCGGCGCCAAAGCGCTCGGTGACGGCCAACTTGATCAGGCCTGCCAAATTGCTGGTGCCGTCGGCATCGCAGTCCAGGCTGTTGCTCCAGGCCGTCCAGTTGGTTTGCTCGGTCTTGCTGGCGGGCACGATGCTGATGCCGTAGCCCACAACATTGGAGCCGTACACACCGACGGCGCGCTTGGCGTATCCGTTATTTCGGATGGTGTCGCGGGAGCGGTTGCGAATGCGAGAGAGGCCTTCGCCCAGCTCGGCGTTGGCGCTGCCGCCGTTGGCTGTCCAGCCGCTGGTACGCCGGCCTACTTTGGCAGCGTCGTAGCTGCGGGCGTGCTCCAGGCCCATGCGGCTGATGGAGCGCTTGAGCGCCCAGCCGGGGAAGACGTCGGCCAGAACACGCTCAAAAGGGCCCGTGGGGGCGATGCGGTTTTGTGGGGTTTCCATGGCGTTCAGTCCCGGCTGAATTCAGCAACCGTGGCCATGCCGCGTGCATTGCCGCCGCTACCAGCCAGCAGGCCGTTGGCTATCAGCTCGTCACGAATCAGGTTGCGTGCAGTCATGAGCGAGTGCATGTCCTGATATTGGATTTCCTTGCCGTCGTAGCGCACCTTGAGGGTGCCGCTGGCGATGGCTTTTTCAATTGCTTCGAGTTGGGTAACGGTAAATCCGGCCATGGCGGTGTCTTTCAGTTCCAGTCGTCACGCATGTCGGGCACCCAGTCGTCGTCGCGTCGGGCGGCCAGCGCAGGGGGTGCGCTGGCGGCTTCGGCGTCGTCCGGGTCTATGGCTGTGTCCGTTGCGGTGTCGGTGCTGGTGTGGTCAATGGTCCCGCGTGCAGATGTCTGCACTTCGGGGGTGGGGTCAGTGGGTTCAGTGGCTTGATCGGCCCTGGCCTGTTGGGGCAGGGGTTGGGCAAACATGTCGTGTACGCGTGGCTCTAGCATCTTCTCCAGCTCGTCCCAGTCGGCTGACCGGGCCGTATGAATGGCGATGCGCGGATGGTGCGCGGCGGCGTAGGCGTAGTCCCAGGTGTCCAGGGGTTCATTGCGTTTGCCGGGGCGCTTAACCCACTTGCCGGTGTCGGCGTCATAAAACTCGCTGGCGATGCCTTCAAAAAAAGTGGCAGGCAGTTCGGAGCTGTAGCGCACCATGCGGTCTTCAAAGCGGTCGTGCAGCAGGTCGCCATCGAGGCGCGCAAACAATGCGCTCTTGGCCGTGTCGGTACCCACCATCCAGAGGTCGACGCCATTTTTGTCCATGGCGCCTGAGTCGTTGCGCACGTCTTGCCGGCTGGGCCTGCCCAAGATGGGCTTGTTAGGCTGGCTGTAGCCTTTGATCACCATCACGTCGTCATGCCGGTACTTGCGGGCATATTTGTAGGCCTCATGCACTGTGACGCCGTCGCCCGAGTCGATGGCCGTCATGCTGATCTTGAGGTCAACACCAAACGCATTGCGCACTGGCCGGCGCCGGTAGGTGGTGATCACGCGGTCCCAGTCTTCTTGCCGGCTAGGGTCGCCAGGAATCTCGGTGTAGTCCACCGTGTGGCACCGCTCTCCCCTGCCCCACGCCACCAGGTGGAGCGCAAAGTAACCCGCGCGCTGCACGTCCACGCCCAGCGTTAGGATGAGGTAGCCAGCCAGCACGGTGCGCAGCGGGTAAGGCTCGCCGCGTATCTGTATGGCCGCGCTTTGCAGCTGGTCGCTGTGGTCTTCGTAGGGCTCGCCCAGGTGCAGGTTCACAAAGGTTTGCAACTTGGCTGGGTCTTTTTTGGCTTCGAGAAATTTGGTCGCACGCTCGGCCCAGCTAAAGCCCAGGCCCACAGGGCTGTAGAGCCCGTTGATGTGGTAACCCTTTTTGGCCCGGTCAGGGTGGCGGTGCCGCCATTCGGCCAGGCCGCCCATGGGCTTGTCGGCCAGCATGCCGGGTTTGTTACGCTCCTCAATTTCGCAGCCACAGTGCTCGCACACGTAAACGGCGGTGTCAGGCCAGTGGCGTTTTTTGCCGTCGTCATCTGTCGTTTTTTTCCAGCGCAGGTTTTCAAACACCAACACTTGCAGGGCTTGGCAGTGAGGACAAGGAACCCAATACTGCGCCATGCTGCTCGACTCGTATTCGTCCGTGATGACCGACGCACCGCGCACCTTGGGCGTGCTGGTCTTCAAAATTTTTCGGCGTGGAAAGTTGGCCGTGCGCTGCTCAGCCAGCTTGACCGGTGAGCCCTCATCTTTCAGGCTTACGGGGTAGCGATCAACCTCGTCCAGGGCCAGCTTCTTGATGGGCTTAGACGCCAGCTCAGACGGGCTGTTTGACCAGCCCAGGTAGAGCACGCCACCAGGGAAATTCTTTTCAGTGATCTTGTTGCCGCTGTCACGCTTTCGGCTGCTGGGTATCTTGGCGCTGATGCGCTCCATCGCCAAAATTGCGGGGTCCAGGCGCTGGCTGACAAAGTCCTTGACGGCTTTCTCGGTGGGCTGAACCACCATCATTGGGCCGGGGTCTTGATCGATGCTCTCGAACACAAAGTTCAGCAGCACCTCAGTCTTGAGAACCTGAGACGCGGCCATGATGACCACCTCTTGCGTGCGCGACCGTGACGACAGCTCGTCCATCGGCTCGCGCGCATACGGCGTGCGGCTGGTGCGCCACTGCCCGCCCTCGGGCGACGACTTGCTGGGCACCTGGCGGTACTTATCAGCCCACTCAGAGGTCCACAACTTCTCGGGCAGCGCCCAGCCAGCTGCCGCCGCTTCGAGGATGGCGGCGTATCCGTCTTTGAGATTCATCAGGCCACCTGCAATGAGTGTGTGCGCGCCATTTGATTGAGCTTGTCTTGCAGGGTCTGGCACACCCGCTGCACCTCGATTTCAATAAGCCCGTAGACTTTTCCGGGGTCTTGCTCAGGTGTGACCAACGGCGTCAGTCGGTCAGCCAGCGAGAGCAGCTCCGAGCGAGCAGCCACCATGGCGTCATGCACGGCGCGAGTCATGGGGGCAATCTCAGCCAGCGTTCCCTTGAGCTTGCCCAGCTCGATCTGCTCACGCTCTGCGCGGGCCTGCTCGGTCAGTGTGCGGGCGTCAAGCAAGGGGCGGTGCCCACGGCCCGTTTCAGCAGCTGGCGCCTGCACTGCTTCGGGCATGTACAAAGGCAGCTCGCCAGGCAGCGACACAGCACTCCCAGTCGACGCCTCGCCAAACACGCCGGCTTGGCGCTGGCCACCTCGAAACGGGTCAGCGGTCAGCGCCATGCCCAGGCGAACAGCCTCAACATCCACAGAGCCGTCCGGGTATTTTTGGCAGCGCTCAGCCCTGATAGCTTTGTGAATCGCTGTGTCGCTCACGCCCAACTGGCGAGCGCATTCCTTGACCGACACACCGATCAAGTTGCGAGCGAGACGACCCATAAATAAAACCTATCACAAACCGTTAAGCAAACCAAAGCAAACCAATTAAAAAAACCTACACCCACCCGAACATCGAGGCCCGAATTACCCCCGAGGGGGAGGGGGTGGGGGAGGACCCGGGGATTTTTTGGAAAGCCAAACACATAAGCGGGCCGGGCTTGATACCGGCTTACCCCAACCGCGTGCCATTGCTTCATAGGGGTCATATATGGCAAAGGCGTGTCCATCCACGCCGCCGCTTATGTGTTTGTCAGATCAAAGCCATTTGTGTCTTGGGTATGGCCGTGCCCTTTGCTTCAGCCACTGCCCTGCTCAGCTCGTCAGCGAAGCGATCACGGATGACACGCTGCGCAATGCCTGGCACATCCAGCTGCTTGCGGTAGGCTGGCTTGCTGACGAAGATGATGATGGGCTTGATCGCTGAGCCGGATGCGCCGAAGTCTGTCTTTTGCCAGATGCCTGTAGGGTGGCGACCACCGTTGGGCTTGCCCACGAAGTAGCTGATGCCGCGTGGCCCGGTGCGTTTGTCCCTGCCTTCAGCCATTGCCTTTTTTCGCTTATCGGTAATGTTTGACCGATACCCCTGCTGGCCAAAGGCCTTGAAGTAAGACAGTATCTGAACGATCTGGCCACGACTTAGGTTGCCGTAAGCGTCGACCGTAGCTGCGCTTCCTGGCACAGCGGCCATGCCCGAAGGCAGTAGGCCCGTGCGCTGCAGCGACCGCTCGAAGGCTTTGAGCTTGCGCTCACCACCGTAGACGATGGGAGCTAGGTAATCACGGGCTTGCGTGCCACGCCCCATCGCGACCCTGAAGTCAACCTCGGCCAGCAGCTTTCGCTTAGTGGCCGGGTAGAGCCTGAACCCCCGCATGGTGTACGGGGTGGGGTTGTTGATCAAGGCCGGCAGTTGCCGCTCGATCTCTTCCTTGGCTGCCTTGGCGGTACGAGTCAGGGCCAGCGCTGTAGCGAATGGCATTTGATCGCCTGCGATGCGAGCGAACCGGTTGATCGTGGCCTCCAGGTCACTCTTGACGCTGAATGTAATCACATGATTCTCTCCAAAACAAAAGCCCACCAAGGTGAGCGGGTGGGCTTTAGGTAGTGCATACGTCTGTACTGCGACGCATGTTTTCACCAGAGTGCCTGAAATGTACCGGAAACGTTTTACTACGCAAAATTATTTCTTGCGGTCCTCAAGGCCGCGTGCGTACTCTGATTGCACCGTGTGCAGCCGCGCATAAAGCGTGCGCAGGCTAGTGCCTAGCTTGGCTGCGGTGGCGCGGGCTGTGGCGGGCGTGCAGTACACGTGGAAAAGCAGGCGTTGGTCTTGGTCTGCCAGGCTGCCTACCCAGTCGTGGGTTCGGCTCAGCTCAATGTCTTTGATGGGGATGATGGCCTGGCTCACGCTGCCCCGGCCCACGCTGTCCCAACTGGCGCTCATGCCCGCACTGCCCCGGCCGTGGCCCAGCTGAACCCACTGGCCCCACCGGGCCAGGTGTTGGTCTACCCACTGAATCATGCGGCCACCTCGGAGGCTGTGGATGTGGGGGTGGGGGTGGGCATGGCGATGAACGCGGCAAAACCACAGCCAATGGTCAGCGCCATTTGCTGATAGCTGTTGAGCGGGTGCGTCGCCGGAAAGGGTGTGCCTAGGATGTGCCCCCGCTCCATCGCGTAAAACAAGCCTGGCTCCCCCTTCATGGCCCGAAGAATGCAGCCATTGACATGGTCGACCCCCAGGGTGGCACGGTGATCGTCCACCCACTTGGCGGTTTCGGGCATGGTGGCGCGCAGATCAACGCGCTGTGCTGGCTGGTTGGCTGGTCTGGTCATCGCTGGCTCCTGAAAAAAAACAAGGGGGTGGACGGGGGTGGACGGCGCAAACCCGCATGAATACTCAATCCGTCCACCCGTCCAACCCGACCACATGTGTGTGGGTAAGCTGCGCCCGTGCGTGCGCGCGCAGACACGCGCCCCCACGTGTCTGCGTGTGTGCATACGTATGAAAAGTGGGGGTCCGAGGGTGGACGGGTGGACGGATGCCCTTTTCCTTAACCAAATCAACCACTTGCGACGTCCACCCCCTGGTGGACGGGGGTGGACGGGGTGGACGGCGGCGGCGACAGGACCGACCGAGCAAACGTGTTCACGTTTGCCCAGGCGGGGCGTGACCAGCCAGCTGGGCGTCCAGGCGCCACCACAAGCGGTTGCTTTGCGGGAAAGGGGGTTACAGCGGCAGGTCATCATCCTGATCCACTGACGGCCCGACGTGGGCCGTATTAGGGGCCACAGGCGCGGAGTCAGGCGCTGCCGGTGGGGGTGTGGGGGGGCGGCGCAAAAAGCCGCGACGGCGCTTACCTGAGGTTTCGCGGTGCCGGTCAAAGCCCAGCGCCTTCATCGCGTTGTTGATCCGCGTGTCCATGTTGCCAGAGCCATCAATGCGGTCTGCCTTGATCACCAGGGCTCGGTCATAGAT